CGACGCAGGAGGGCAACGGCCATTCGGTTGGGTTCCACCTGTCCAGCCTGTATTCGCCGATCGGCTGGTACTCCTGGCGGGACGCGGTGCGGGACTGGCTGGCCAGCGAGGGCAGCGCCGAGAAGCGCAAGACGTTCGTCAACACCGTGCTGGGCCAGCCGTGGAAGGAGATCGGCGAGTCGGTGGACGCGCACCCGCTGATGGCCAGGGCCGAGGACTATCCCGCCGAAGCGCCCGAGGGGGTCGGCCTGTTGACCGCCGGGATCGATGTCCAGGCAGACCGGATCGAGCTGGAGGTCGTCGGCTGGGGCGCTGGCGAGGAATCCTGGTCGGTGGACTATCGCATCCTGCCGGGCGTCACCGCGCAGCCGGAGGTGTGGGACGACCTGGCCGAGGCGTTGCGGCAGACCTACCGGCACGCGCGCGGCGCCGACCTGTCGATTGCCGCGGCCGGTCTGGACACCGGCTACCTGCCGCGCATGGGGTACGAGTTCTGCCTGCGCTTCGGGTCCGCGACCGTGTGGCCGCTGAAGGGCGTGGAGGGCGCGCGGCCGGTGGTCGAAAACGTTTTGCAGCGGGCGCGGCGGCTGGCCAACCGGCAGGGCAAGCGCATTCGTCCGCAGTTGGTCGGCGTGGACGAGGCGAAGTCCATCCTGTATCGGCGCCTCGCCAAGGTGGTCGCGCCAGGGCCTGGGTTCTGCCACTTCCCGAAGGACCGGCCGGAGGAGTGGTACTTGCAGCTCACCGCCGAGCAGCTGATGACGGCCGTCAGCAATGGCGTCCCCGTGAGGCGCTGGACGCGCCTCAGGCCGCGCAACGAATCCTTGGACTGCCGGGTATATGCCTACGCGGCGCTGAAGCTGCTGGCGCCCGATCTGGACGCCGTGGTACGCAAGATGGCGGCGTGGGAGAAACCGGCGCCGAACTTCGCGTCGCTGCCGCTGCCCGGCCAGCGCCGGGAGCCCATCGGCCACCGGCCGCCGCGCCCGAAGCTTTAATCAAGTTGCCGCTACCACGAAAACAGCCTTTCGGTCAATTCTGACAATTTGGCAGACGGGCCGGCACCGGCTATAAGCCGGCCATGACACTGGCCGAGGCGCAAACCGCCCTCTCGACCATCGAGGCGATCCTGAGCGGATCGTCCGACAACCTGCGCTCGGTCACCTTCGGCGACCGCACCGTTTCCTACCAGGACAAGTCCGCCGCCGAGCTGGAGCGGATCGCCGACCGGCTGCGCCGCGACATCGCCCGCGCCTCGGGCAAGCCCAGCGTGACGGTGTCGCGATTCAACACCACCTGGACACCGTGATGGCGGCCGTCCTGAAGCTCCCGATCAAAGCCTATCAAGCCGGCTCCGGCTCGAAAGACCACAGCCTGCCAGCCTCGCAGGGCACCGCCGACGCCTCGACCTCGACAGCCGGGACGCGGCTGCGCGATTGGGCCAGGTGGATGGACGAGAACGTCGATGTCGTGACCGGCGCGCTCGACAAGCTCGCCAACTTCATCGTCGGCCCGGCCATCACCATCGAGCCGATGGTGCGCGACCGCAAGGGCCGACTGCTCGAGCGCGTCAACGACAACATCCGCCGCGTGCTGCTTGACGAGTCCATCCCCGGCTGCTGGTCACGCGACGTGAGCGTGACGGGCGAATACACCCGCGGCGAGCAGGAGTGGACCGCCTGCCGGTCGTGGCTGCGTGACGGCGAAGTCTTTGCGCGTCGCGTCACCCGCCGTGCATCCGCCGACGCGGTGCCGCATCTTGTCCAGTTGATCGAGCCGGACTGGTGCCCAATGGATCTCGTCCGCCTTGCCGAAGACGGCACTGGCGCCATCGTCCAGGGCATCGAGAAAGACTCCTGGGGTCGGCCGATCCGGTATCACTTCTACCGCCGCTCGCCCGCCGACATCTGGCTGTCAGGCGCGGCCGGCTGGGTCTACGACACGGAGACCATCCCGGCAGATCAGGTCGAGCACCTGAAGTACGCGCGCCGGCGCATCCGCCAGACCCGCGGCGTGCCGATCTTCCACGCAGCCATCTTCCGCCTGGACGACGTGGCGACGTTCGAGGAAGCCTATCGCATCGCCGCCAAGATCGGCGCCCACATCATCGGCGCCATCCACCGCTCGCCGGACACCATCGCCTACGACGGCAGCGGCATGTACTCGACGCAGTCCGACACGCGAGCGAGGCAAGGCTACTGGGACATGGAGCACGGCCAGATCCTCTCGGATCTACTGCCCGGAGAAAACCTCAACTGGTACAAGCCAGAAATTCCGAACCCGGACGCCACTCCGTTCATCGACGACCAGTTGCGGCGCGCAGCGGCCGGTTTCGGCCTCGGCTACAGCACCTTTGCTGGCAAATACGACAAGGCGTTCTCTGCCGCCCGGCAGGAGCAGTCGGAAAACTGGCCAAACATCGAGACGCTGCGCGCCCAATTCATCAGCGACTTCGTTCGGCCCGTCGAGTACGAGCCCGCACTGCGCGCCGCCATTCTCGCCGGCCGCCTGAGCTTCCCGCGCGAGGCCGACCCGCTGACCTACTTCTCGGCCGACTTCCGCGGCCCGTCGCGACCCACCATCGACGACGAGAAGCAGGCCAATGCCGACCGGACGCTGCTGGAAACCAAGATGGACTCGCGCTGGGGCCGCATCCGCGAACGCGGCCGCGACCCGTCGCGGGTGGACATCGAGATTTCCGACGACACCTACCAGCTGAACATGCCTGGCGCCGCGCCACCGCCGGGCCAGCAAGCAGCAGACAACGGGACAGACGATGAGCAGCCGATTTGAAATCAAGGCCAAAGGCCCGGCGCGCAGCGAACTGCGCATCTACGGCGACATCGGCCAAAGCTGGGACGCCGAGGAAAGCAACGACGCCAAGACCGTCGTCGAGGCGCTGGGCAACCTGCGCGGCGACATCGACGTGCGGATCAATTCCTTCGGCGGCAGCGTGGCCGATGGTCTCGCCATCTTCAACGCGCTGCGGCGACATGACGGGGCGGTCACCACCCACATCGACGGCGTTGCCTACTCCATTGCAAGCCTCATCGCGATGGCCGGCCGCACCGTCAACATCGCCGACAACGGCATGCTGATGGTACATGCGCCGTGGGGCGCGGCCATCGGCAACGCGGTCGAGATGCGCGAGATGGCCGACATCCTAGACAAGCACGCCGACGCGATGCTGAGTTCGTACCTGCGTGCCGGCGGGCCGGATGCGGACGCTGTCCGCGGCTGGCTCACCGACGGCCAGGATCACTATTTCACGGCCGCCGAAGCTGTGAATCTGGGTCTCGCCGACGCGATCAGCGACCAGGCGCCGACCCTGCAGATTGCCGCCGCCCTGATGCAGGACGCGCGGCGGTTTTACCTTCCCGCGGCGATGAGCCGCTCACCTGAGGTTGTCACCATGACTGACTCCGCAACTCAGGGCGGCTCGCTGGGCACGCCCGATTCCTCCGACATGCTGGCCACGCACTCGAAGACCGTTCAGGCGGCCATCGACAAGGGGATCCGCGCCGAAGCAGCGAGACGCGCGGCCGTTGCCGCTGTCTTCGACGGCTTCGCCGACGGTGACCCGCTCAACCCGATCACCGCTCTCCAGGCGCAGTGCCTGGACGACGTGAAGTGCAGCGAACTCGGGGCGCAACGCCAGCTGCTGGCCCTGCTCGCCGATCGCACCAGCGACCCGGTGATCCCGCTCGCGGCCGATCGCCTGGCGGCCTCGCCGGCCGGCCTCAGAATGGCCTCGCGTCAGCACATCCAGCCAGGCCGGGATGCTGGCGATGCGCTCATCGCCGGTGTCACCGAGGCGCTGGTGGTCCGCTCCGGCATCGAGAAGGACGCCGAGCGCATCAAGGCGGCGCAGCGCAACGAGTTCATCGGCTACGACTTCCGCGACATCGCCCGCGCCATGCTGCAGGCCAACGGCATCACCCCGCCGACCGAGCGGCACGAGCTGTTCCGCAAGGCGATCCACGCCAGCGGCATCGGCCAGGGTTCCGACAACCTCGCCAACGTCCTGGAGAACGTCGCCAACAAGGCGGCGATGGACGGCTTCATGCAGGCCGACGAGACCTGGCAGACCTGGGCGCAGGTCGGCAGCGTCCCGGATTTCAAGACCGCCAGCCGCGTCAATCTGAGTCTGTTCGGCGCGCTCGACGAGCTGCAAGAGCTGCAGCAGTACGAGCACGGCACCTTCTCCGACCTGAAGGAAACCATCACCGCGATCAACCACGGCAAGAAGTACTCGATCTCGCTGGAGGCGCTGGTCAACGACGACCTCGGTGTCCTGTCGCGGATTCCCACGGCGATGGGCGAGGCTGCCAACCGCACGATCGGCGACGCGGTGTACTACATCCTCAAGAACGGCACGTCGATCACGCTGAACCAAAACAGCCGGGCGATCTTCGAGGCGACGTACAACAAGAACTACGTCACCTCCGGCGGCGCGCCCAGCACCACGACCGTGGCGGCCGGCCTGACCGCAATGGCGACGCAGACCGACCCGTCCGGCGCCACGCTGGGCATCCGGCCGAAGTTCCTGATCCACCCGGTTGCGCTGTGGGGGACGGTCTACCCGCTGCTGAACAGCGCCGAGATCACCACCAGCAACGTCGGCGCCCGCAACCCTGTCGTTGCCCTCGGCCTGACCCCGGTGATGGAACATCGCCTGGATCTCTCGACCTGGACGACGCACACCGGCAAGGGCTGGTTCCTGGCCGCCGCGCGCAACACCGTCGAGGTCGCCTTCGTCGGCGGGCAGCGCACGCCGCAGCTCGAGCGTACCGCTGCCGACGACGTGGACGGCGTGGTCTGGAAGGTGAGACTGCCGTTCGGCGTCGCCTGCCTCGACTACCGCGGCCTGTACTTCAACGACGGTCAGTGATCTGAACGGGGGCGGTTTGCCGCCCCCAGTCAACCAGCTTAGGAGAGTTACAACATGGCAACTGCAACGTACCTGAAGGGCGACCAGACCACGATCGAGTGGGTCGGCCCGACCTCTGGCACCACGGCCGTCGGCACCATCGTTCTGTGCGGCACCAACGGCGCAATCAGCGTCGGCGTCGCGATGAACGCCATCGCGGCCAGCACCACCGGCATCGTGGACATTTCCGGATGCTACATCTTCCCGAAGGTGACCGGCGCGGCGATCAAGGCCGGCGAATCGGTGGACTGGGATGCATCGGTCGCCAAGGTCGAGGACAACGCATCGACTTGCGTCACGGGCGACATCGCGGACTTCGCGATTGCCCTCGAGGATAAGGCGGCTGCCGCGACTTCGACTACCATCAAAGTCAAGCTGACGCCGCCGCACGCCAAGACGTAAAAGATGACCGCCGCGACGGCCTTTGTCAGTCTCAAGTCCGCGCTGATGGCCGTGCATGGAAGCACGGCCTCGCTGGTGGCGCCGTCGTGGCGTAAGGACAACCTGACGGTGTGCCTGCTGCCCGGCTGGGGCAGCGGCACCGCTGGCGGCATCGGCATCGAGCGCGTGGAGCCGACGGCGCTGGTCGATCAGGCGGACATCGCGGACTACGAGTTCGAGAACGGCTGGTTCCTGGAGGTCGGTGGCAACACCTACCGCGTGACCGCGCAGGCCGCTGACGATATGGGGACGACCACGCTCACCCTGGCCAAGACATGAGCGACCTGTTTGCCGGGCAGTCCGCGATCGTCGCCCGCCTCACCGCTCAGGTGACGACGGCGACGACCTACTACGGCTCGCAGATCGTCGGCGCCAACAGCCAGGCGGTCAGCCTGCCGTGCCTGATCGTCGCGCCGGGCACCGCCGAGGTGCCGCCGCAGCTGCACTCCGACGAGGGCGGCGCGGTGGGCGAGGATCACCGCTGGCGCATCGGCATCCGCGTCAGCATGGACACCGGCGCGGCCGCGGCAGCGCGGGCCGAGCCGCTGATCGGCACGCTCGCGCGCAGCGTCATCGTTGCGCTTAAGGCGTGGCAGCCCGGCCTTGGCCACAGCGTCATGCGCTACCACGGCCACGAAGATCTGCAGTACGTCGCCGAGTCCGGCTACGCCGAGCTCTGGCTGACCTTTGGCACCATCACCGTGATCAATTGAGGACGCAGCAATGGCACTGACCTATCCCATCAGCAACAACATCGTGGTCCCGGCGGGCCGGTGCCTATTCGCCGTCGAGACCTCATCGACCACCGAGGGCACGGCTTATACCTACCTCGGCGACAATCCCTCGTTCACCATCTCGGGCGCCGCGGAGACGACGGTCATCCTGTCGAGCGACGATGTCGTCGCGACCGAGCTCGTCAACATCCCGAAGTCGGTGACGCGCTCGGCGTCGATGACGCTGCGCAACATCAGCACCTACAACCTGTCGCTGTTCGCGATGGGCGCCGAGGCGACCACGACCCAGACTACGGGTACTGGCACCACCGCGATCACGATGGCGAAGGGCCGCTACTACAAGATCGGCGGCGACGACGTGCAGGACATCACCGTCGGCACGGGCGGCGTCCACCAGGGCGCGACGGTCAGTGGTGCAGCGATTGCCGCGAGCGGCGGCAAGAACTGGGAGGTCGATCTCACACGCGGGATCATCTACTTCCCCACTGGCACCGCGGCCACCACCGGCGCCATCACCGTCGCCTACAGCAAGACCGCCACCACCTGGAAGAAGGTCAGCACCGGCTCAACTCCGGTGTACGGCAGCCTGCTGTTTCTGTCGAACAACACCGCCGGCTCGGATTACACCATCAAGATCAGCCGCTGCTCGCTGGCGCCGAACGGCGATGCGAACTTCAAGGGCCGCGACAATGCCGTGGAGCTCGGCTTCACCATCGGCATCATGCTGCGCGGCACCACTGCGGCGATTACCGTTAACGGCGCACCGGCCTGATAGGAGACTGACCCATGAGCGCATTGACCAACACTGGCGAGAACCTGTTCGCCAAGGTGTTCTTCCAGAAGGCCACCGCGACGGGCGTGATGGCCGGCGCGACGGGCGTGGCGTCCTGGTACGTCGCACTGCACAGCGCGAGCCCGGGCGAAACTGCGTCCGGTGCCGAGATGGCGTATAGCCCGTACGCGCGAAAGGCCGTGCCGCGCACGGCCACCGGCTGGTCGGTGACTGGCGCCGTGGCGAGCCCGGCCGCCAACATCGACTTTGCCGCGGTCACCGGCGGCACAACGGGCGTGGCTACGTACTTCGGGCTGTGGACCGCGGCGACGGGTGGGACGTGCTACGTCTACGGCGCCATTACGCCGAACATCACCTGCAGCGTGGGGACCACGCCGAGGCTTACGACGAGCAGCACCATCACGTTCGCTTAACGGATCCCACCAGGCCAAGGACGGCCACCGCTTTTCGAGGCAGGCGATGTGGCAGGCCAAGCCGAGGAAAAAGAGCGCAAGGTCATCGTCCTGCGCATCCCCGTCGCCCTTGCGACCGGCCTCATCATCGGTCTTGGGGTTCCCGTGGTCCTCGCTGCTGTGGCTGTTCGTGATCTGGTCGGCGCTCACAGCCTGGCAATCGCCTCCCATGTCGAGCGCATCAACGATTTCGAGGCACGCCTCAGAACTCAGGAGCAGCGGCCGCCTCGGCTGGGTCCCGGCCTCGACGAAGTCAAAGACCAGTGCGACAGCCTCGGCGAACTGGTCAGCACCTGCCGGGAGCGCGTCTCGGTGATCGATGAGCGCACCAAGTACATCCAGAGCGAGCAGGAGACGGGCCGGCTGTGTGCGCGGGTGTCCGCCTGCAAGGGGCAGCGGTGAGTGCGCAGCAACTGCCACTTGGAAGCGTGGCGGCGGTATCGCCGCGGCGAGGCGGCGGGGTTCTGCTTCTTGCCCACGCGCTGGAGTCGTTTGTCGCGCGTCCTCGCGCATCCGCTGGCCCTGCCGGTGCGCCTGCTCGGCGCGGTCCTGCAGTGGACGTGTTGGCCACTGACGCACGTCGGCGAGTTCCTGCGCTCGGGCCACTGGTATCACGTCCACTGGATCGACCACGAGGGCCGGCGCTGGGAGTTCGTGCCCGACTCGCACAAGCGGGCGCGCTGGGCGCCGCCGCTGGTGTTCCGCGGTAGCGTGAGGAGGGTGGACGATGACTGAGCCGCGCGGAATCAGGGCCAATAATCCGACCAATGTCGAGTACAGGCCAAACACGCAGTGGCAGGGTCTTGCGGACCCGCCAACGGAGGGCAGGTTCTGCCGCTTCATCGCGCCGCAGTGGGGCTTGCGTGCGACCATCATCATCATGCGGAACAAGCAGAAGCGCGGGCTGGTGACGTTGCTGCAGATGATCTCTGACTTCGCGCCCGCCGAGGACAACAACCACCCGCTCTCCTATGCCACGGCCGTGGCGCGCAGGATGGGCTGCGGCGTGCATGACCGCGTGGATCTGACCGACAAGGACAAGACGATCGCCATGCTGCACGGGATGGTGGCGGTCGAGTGCGGTCCCGCCCCGAAAGGCACTGCCAACGGGGATTGGCTGGATGACAGCGTTTACGAAGCAGCGTGGTCGCTGGCCAATCCGCTCGATCGCAGCCGCACGATGATCGGCGGCGCGACGGCTGGCGCGGCGACGGCGGCACAGGGCCTGCTCGACGTGGTGCAGGAATCCACCCAGCAGGCAGCGGTGGTGGCCGACACGGTCGGCATGGCGTGGCCGGAGATCGCGCGCTGGGTGCTGCTGGCAGTGGCCCTGGCCGGCATCGGCTATGCGCTGTACGCGCGCTGGCAAGCGCGCCAGGACGGCGTGCGGTGACGGATGCGTGGCAGCAAGCCTACCTGCGCGAGGCGTGGGCGGTACTGATCGAGCCCGAGGGCTGGCTGCTGCTGTCGTGGCTTGCGATGGCGATCCTGGTGATCGCGGTGATGGACCGATGGTGAGCTGGCTGGCAGGGCTTGGGCTGAAGGTGAAAATCTACGGCGCCGTGATCGTGGCTGCGCTCCTGAGCTTCGCCGGCTTGTGGGTGGCGTGGCGGCTGGCGAGCGCGAAGGCGCAGCGGGCCGGGCAGCGGGCCGATGCGCTGGAGCGCGCCAGGTCATCCGAGCTGCGGATCAGCGAGCGGATCAGCAAGGTGCGGAGCAGGGAGCGCGAGTGGCGCGACGAGCTGTCGCGACGCAAGGAGCGCGACCATTTCGAGCAGGGGTGGGGGCCGTGACGGACGAGGAGCTTTCCGCCCTGCTGCGCGAGGTGCGGCTGCTCAAGGAGCTGCTGCGCGAGATCTGGTGGCACCGCAATGGCGGCTCCGCGCTGCCGTCATCCTGGGACCGTAGAGTGACTGAGGTGCTTGAGCAAAATGGCGCCACATGATCCCGCTGACGCGCTGACGATGGGGCTAGCGATCCTGCTGATCGTGGTGGTCGCTGTCGTCTGGACGCTGACCGGCTGCGCGGTCAACCCCTGCGTCAAGCCGGTGGTCAGCCTGCCCGAGCCGGCGCTGCCGGTGGTGCGGGCTGATGAGATGCAGTGCCTGAGCGACAGCGCCTACACGCGGCTCGCCGAGCGGGACGTGATGCTGCAGAGCGCCCTACGCGAGTGTCGCGCAGTGGTGGAGGAAACAACGGATGGCCCTTAACCTCAAGCACCAGACGGCCGCCCAGTTCGCTGCGCGCTTCTGGGCGCGCGTGAAGGCCGCCTACCAGCGCGGCGACAAGTACCAGTTCGGCCGCCTCATTTGGTGGGTGTGGGCGCGTGTGCAGGCCGGCGACCTGACTAGCGATCAGGTGCGGCTGTCGTTCAACAACGCCTATGGCAGATCGCTCAACACGGCACAGTGGAACACCTTCGTGACCAATACGTTGGTGCCGATCAAGGACAAATATCTGGCCGTGCGTGACCAGGAGGATCTGTGAGCATCGTCAGCAGCACCTACCAGATGGACGCGGGCCGGCATGTGGTCGAGCGCCACACCGACTCGGAGGGCCAGCAGTACATGCAGACCTATTTCGCGCCGCTCGCGTGGGGCGCCGCCGAGATCGAGGCGCGGCTGGCGGAGCACGCGGCGCAGATCGCCGAGGCGCTGGCTAATGCCGAAGCGAATCTGCTGCTGGAGGGCGACTGATGGCAACCATATTCCTGTCCAGCGTTGACGGCAGCGACAGCGACAACGGCAGCACCTGGGCGCTCGCTAAGGCCACGTTGACCGGCGCGTTGGCGGCCATATCGGCCGATGGCGACATCATCAAGGTCGATAGCGCGCACAGCGAGACTATTGCTGCCGACGCTGCCTATACGGTCCCGAAGCGGATCAAGATCGTATCAGTCAATCGCAGCGGCAGCGATGCGCTGCTGGCCGGCGCGTCGATCAAGACTGACGGTAATAAAATAATCGAGATGACTGGCACTGGCTATGCCTTTTACGTCTATGGCATGACGCTAGGTTTGTCCAATACCACGCAAGGACCAGCCATTTATGTCAATAGCAGAACTGGATGTCAGGCGACTTACGACACTTGCACGTTCGATCTGAATGCTGATAACAACGGAGTGGGAGTCTACGCAGGATCGGAAAATGCTGCCGCTCAAACAGCGACAACGCTGCGCAACTGCACGTTCAAACTCTATCGCACCGGCCAGTTTCTCAGCTGTCTAGGAGAGCGAACGAACTTGATCAACTGCTCGCTCGATGTCGCGGGCTCGGCGCCGACTAAATTTCTATACATCAGCGGCAACGGCGTGCTTACCTGCGAGGGCTGTGACTGGTCGCACGTCGGCAGTGGCACCTTGGTGGCTCCGGGTGGATGGGCTGATGAGGGCATCGCGATCTTCCGCAACTGCAAGTTCGGCAGCGGCATGACGCTGCTCGGAGCGGCAATCTATCTCGGCTACAACGAGGCCAATCACGCCGCTTTCGCCTACAACTGCGCATCGGGCGACACCCACTATGCGCTGTGGCACGTCAACGCCCTGGGCGAAACGACCGTCTCGACTTCCGTCTACGTTACCGCCGATGGCGCCGCCTACGACGGCACCAACAGGTGCAGTTGGAAGATCGTCACGACCGCTTATGCCGGCTACGACTACCCCTACGTCTCGCCCTGGATCGACGTGTACCACTCGGGCACGTCGGCGATCACGCCCTACCTGGAGATCCTGCGCTCGGGCAGCACGACCGCGTACCAGGATGACGAGGTATGGTCTGAGTGGTCATACCAGGGCACCAGCGGCAGCACCAAGGCGACCATCGTCAGCGACCGCATGACGCCGCTTGGCACGGCGGCGGACCAGACGGCATCGAGTCTTAGCGCGTCAGATTGGACCGGCGAGGATGCCAGCAACAACGCCTACATGAAGCTCGCGCCGGCCAGCGCCATCACGCCGGCCGAGATCGGCCACCTGCGCGCTCGGGTGTGCGTCGGCGAGCCGTCCATCACCGTCTATATCGATCCGCAGGTGCGCGGGTTGAGCTGATGGCCGCCGTCTGCCGCGTTACCCCGTCAGGCTGGTTGCAGGAGACGACCAGTACCGTCACCCGCGTCACGCCATTTGGCTGGGTGCAGGAGACGACGGGCGGCGTAACGGTCATCTACCAATACGCCCGCCCCGACGCCGACGTGTCGGACGGCGCGTGGCTGCCCAGCACCGGAGCGGACCTGTACGCTTGCATCGACGAGGCGACCTACAGCGACACCGACTACATCTACACGACCTCGCTGTCGGCCTGCACGGTGGCGCTGGGCAACCTCAGCGACCCGGGCAGCAGTGACAACCACAAGGTGCGCTACCGAGCCAAGGGCGACGGCAGCACTGACCTGATCGTCACGCTCAAGCAGGGCAGCACGACCATCGCGAGCTGGACCGAGACCAATGCCAGCAGCACGATGACGGCCTACGAGCACACGCTGACGACCGGCGAGGCCGACAGCATCACCGATTACACGGACCTGCGGTTGGTGTTCGAGGCCGCCTGAGATGGCCTATCCCGTCGTTGCCAGTTCCAACGTCACGGGAGGCACCAGCAGCGCCAGCCCCGGCGTCACTATCAACATGCCGAGCGGCATCGCCGCGGGCGATCTGCTCATCGCCTTCGTCGCGGGCGACACCTCGGTCAGCTACACCGCCTCGGGCTGGACTTCGATCACTGCCCAGGCGAACAGCACCACCGCGCAACTGACGATCTTCGCCAAGATCGCCGCCGGGTCGGACACCATGACCCTGGTGGGCGAGGCAAACGATTACGCCGCTGTGGTCGTGCGGATCACCGGCCACGGCGTCACCAACGTCGCGACCGGCATCTACAAGGGCACTGCGGCCACCAACGCCAGCGCGGACGCGGCCCCGGATCCGCCGAACTGCAATCCAGGCATCCTGCGCCAGTTCCTCTGGCTCGAGTGCTTCGCCGCTGACGACGACGACGACACGACCAACTACGAAACCTCGGGTTGGACAAAGGTCGCCCAGCAGCAGTCGGCCGACTCGAACAGTAGCTGCCTCGTTGCCGTCGCCAGTTACACCAGCACTGCCACGTCGCTGAATCCCGGCGCGATGGCGTTGGCCGCCAACGAGGAGTGGATCACCCAGACGCTGGCGATTCCGCCGGCCCCGAATGCAGGGGCAGGGGCGGGCGCCATCGCGATCACCGCGAGCGCGACGGGTCGCAGCACCAAGGCCGCCAGCGGTGCTGCGGCAGTCGCCGTCACTGCCGCTGCTGTCGGGTCTGGCAACCAGCTGATGCGGGTGTCGTGGGCCGAGTTGGCGGTGCCGGTGAATACGACCGGCGTCGGCACGGCCGCCGTCGCCGTCACCGCCGCAGCGCAGGGGTCGAGGATCGCCGCCGGCAGCGGCGCGGCCAACATCGCGGTTACTACGGCCGCCGTTGGTGCCGGCACCTTCCCGGCAGAGGCGGCGGCCGACATCGTGGTGACGGCGAGCGCCGTCGGGTCCGGCTCGCACCTGATGCGGGTCAGCTGGGCGGAGCTCGCCGCTCCCACCCCGACGGTGCAGTCGGCCGTCGCTGCCGCGGACATCGCTGTCACCGCCACTGCGGTCGGCGCGCAGATTCGTGCCGGTGCGGGCGCGGCATCCTGCGCGGTCACGGCCGCGGCCAGCGGCGCTGCCCTCGTTGCGAGCACGGCCTCTGCCGATGTTGCGGTCACCGCCGCCGCCGTTGGCGCGGCCAGTAGTGCGGGTGTCGGTGCTGCCAGCATCACCGTCACCGCCGCCGCCAGTGGCGCGGCGACTGCCGCCGGAACAGGCGCGGCGGACATCGTCATCACGGCGGCCTCGACCGGCGCTGCCACCCGTGCCGCAGCGGGATCTGCGGACATCGCGGTCACGGCAGCCGCTGTCGGCCTGGCGCTCACCGGATCGACCGCTGACGCGGCCATCGCCGTCACTGCGCAGGGCATTGGCGCGGCGACCCGTGCCGCCGCTGGCAGCGCCGACATCACCGTCACCGCAGCCGCCACGGGGCTGGCCACGCGCGCCGCCACCGGCAGTGCGGATATCGTCGTCAGCGCCGCAGCAGACGGGGCCGGAACGGCCGCTGGCCAAGGCGCAGCCGATATAGCAGTCACCGCTGCTGGCACCGGAGCGTCTACCCGCGCCGCAGTCGCCAGCGCAACCATCGCGGCCACGGCCAGCGGCATCTCCGAGGCCGGCGTTGGCGTCGGCACAGCAGACATCGTCGTCACCGCGGCCAGCACTGGCGCTGCGACGCGGGCAGCAGTCGGCCAAGCTGCCTGTGCGGTCACAGCAGCCGCCACAGGCGCGGCAATTGCCGCAGGCACAGGTCAGGCCGCCGTCGCCGTCAGCGCCGCAGGAACGGGCGCTGCGACCGTCAGCGCCAGCGCCAGCGCCACTGTTGCGGTCACTGCCAGCGCCGTCAGCCAGGCGACAGGGGCGGCGACCGGCGCCGCCGCCATCGTCGTGGACGCCAGCGCCGCTGGCATGGCGGTCCGGCTGGCGGCAGGCCAGGCCGACGTTGCGGTCACGGCGACAGCAGTCGGAGCAGTGGTACGCGCGGGTGCCGGTGCGGCCAGCATCGCGGTCAGCGCGGCAGGCACCGGAGCCGCCATCTCGGCCGGTACGGGCTCGGCGCTGATCGCCGCCACCGCGCTCGGCTCGAGCGGCTGGACGTTCGCCGGGGCTGGCCAGGCGACCATCGTCGTCACCGCCCGGTTCGTCGCCAACGATGCCGATTTCGGCTGGCTGGTCGGCTGCGCCCGGGTGCTGCCGGCGGTGAGCGCGGACGGGGTTGCGACTAGCGCCGCAGTCTCTGCGGATCGTCGTATCCTCGCCGCCATCGATGGTGATGCCGACGTGTTGGCGGCCATCGACGGCGCCTACGATTTCGTGCCGGCGCTATCCGGCGACGCCGAACTGTATCCAGAGGAGAGCCAGCGTGGACGTTGTGTACATCGACAATGACAACATCGTGGAGCTCTCCGGGGTGAGCAATGCTCTGACCTCTGCGCTGCTCGGCTCGGCGACCGTGGCCGTGACGCTGCAGACCGCGAGCGGCACGGCGGTGTCCGGGCTGGCCACAGGATCGTCCTGGCCGTTGACGATGAATGCCTCGGCGACCACCGGCACCTATCGGACGACGTTGCCGTATGGCCTGAGCCTGGCGGCCGGGACGACCTACTACGCGAACATCACCGCCTCTGGCGGCTCCAGCCTGCACGGCGAGTGGCTGGTGCCGGTGCGGGCGACGACGAGGAGCAGCTGATGGCCAACATTCGCAGCCTGAACGCCAGCGACCTCACCTACCTGACCACGCTCGAGGCCGACGACGTGCTGGTCGTCATCGACTCGTCGGCATCCGACGTGGACGGGCGCCACTGGAAGAAGGTCTACGCCGCCGCGGTGCAGCGCACGCAGGCGGACACCTACGGCAACACCGTCACGGTAGAGGACGGCTACTGGGAGGACCTCCGGTTCCCGGCGCAGGGCATCAACCCGGCCGGCTCGCCGGCGCCGGCCTCGGTGGACAACTCGACCTATCCCGGCACCCTGCTGTTTGCCGGCAACGCCGACAACCATGTCGCCGGCGTCGCCCAGTTGCCGCACGCCTGGCAGCGCGGCACCGCCATCCGGCCGCACATCCACTGGGCCAAGACGACGACGGCTACGGGCGAAATCGCCTGGCGGTTCCGCTACGCCTGGGCCGACATCGGCGGCACGTTCAGCACCTACAGCGGTTGGCAGACCCCGGCCACCGGCGGTGCGCCGCACAGCGACACCGCCAACAAGCACGCCTTGACGAACTTCCCGCCGATGACGCCGGCGACCGGCGTCGGCGAGTCGAGCATCATCCTGTGGGAGCTCGCGCGCGATGTGTCGGAGGATGACGTAGCGGATCCGGTGCGGCTGTTCGAGCTGGACTTCCACTACCAGACCAACAAGAGCGGCACCAAGTCGGAGATTCCATCGTGAGAGGACTGACCAAGACCATCACCGTCGGCGGCCAGGAGATCACCGTTCGGGAGGTGTCCGTCGGCGAGATCCGGGCCTGGATGAAAGAGCTCGAGCTCGAGGACACGGACGTGATGGACGTGGCACTGACGCAGGGCTACCACATGAGCGCGGTGCGGCTGATCACCGGCCTGTCGCGCGATCAGCTGGACGAGATGCTGCCGTCCGAGCGGAGGGTGGTAGCGCAAGAGTGCGAGAAGGTGAACGGCGATTTTTTCGGATTGATTCGGACGGCACTCGCTCCCGTCCTATCCAAGCTGTCCGGCAAGACCTAGAGCGAGCCGTGGCGACGCTGGTGCGCATCGGCCACGCCGCCGCCTGGGACTACCCGATGGACGTGTACCGGGCAGCGATCGAGGAAGTGAAGGAGGCCAACCGTGGCGACGGCGTTTGACCAAGTCCTGAAGCTGTTCATCACTGCAGACGGCAAGGGCCTGTCGGCCGGGCTGCAGCGCGCCACGGGCGAACTCAAGAACTTCGGGAGCAGCGCGCAGCGCGCCTTTTCTGGCGTGCAGTCCGCGTTCGCGGCGCTCGGCGTCAGCCTGACGGCCGGGGCGTTCGCCGTCGGCATCAAGCGCACCATCGACAGCATGGATGCGCTCAATGACGCCAGCAAGCGGCTCGGCGTCAGCACCGAGGCTCTGTCGGCGCTGGGCTATGCGGCCGAGCAGTCGGGGTCGTCGCTCGAGGGCGTGCAGACCGGCCTGCGGTTCCTGAACAAGAACTTGGTCGAGGCGCAGGAAGGCTCGAAAGACCTGGCCAGCACGTTCCGCCAGCTCGGAGTCACCGCCACCGACGACACCGAGACGGCGCTGCTGAAGATCGCCGACGCCTTCGCCAAGCTGCCGGACGGCGCGCAAAAGACCGCGTTCGCCATCAAGGTATTCGGCAGAAGCGGTGCCGAGCTGATCCCGTTGCTGAACGAGGGGTCCGCCGGCATCGCCAAGTTCCGCGCCGAGGCCGAGCGGCTGGGGATCATCGTCAGCGGGACCGCAGCCAAGGCGGCGGACGATTTCAACGACTCGGTGAACGCGCTGGGCAAGTCGGTATCTGCGGTCGGCATTGCCATCGCCAACGACTTCCTCCCGTTCGTCGGCCGCATGGCAGAGGCGATGGCCGGCGCAGCGAAGTCCGGCAAGGGACTGAAGGGCGTAATGGATGCGCTCGGCACGCAGACCGGCAAGGAACTGTTCGACGCCTTCAATGGCCTCGGCGCCACCCAGAAAGAGATCGCCGAGACGACCAACAAGCTGGCGGCCGCGAGGGAGAAGATCGAGCGGTACAAAAAGGCTGCAGGCGAGGGCGGGCCATTTGCCGACCTGGCCTCGGCTGGCGCGCAGCGCGCGACCAAGTATGCCGCCGAGCTGGAGGCCAAGCTGGCCGGGCTGTGGGACCGCTACAAGAGGTTGTCTGCGGCGCAGACGGCTGCAGCGGACTCTGCCAGCGAGGCAGCGGAAGCGGCCAAGCAGACCCGCGATGCCATCGCCGGCACGGGAGAGGCGGCACGCGAGGCGGCCGACAAGATCGTCGGACTCCAAGCATCCTACAAGAAGCTGATCACGGATCTGAAGGAAGGCAAGGCGGAGTCACAGCGAACCGCATTCAAGGACGTGAAGCAGTCCTCCGTCCTCGACATCAACAGGCTACGCGACCAGGCCCAGGCGGCTCTCGAGCGTGGCGGCGATGACGGCGCGGAGGAGGCGAAGCGGTTCCTCGACCAGGCGAAGAAGATCAACGACTACCTACTGGAGTCTGGGCAGATCAGTAAGAACTACTACCAGACCCAAGCCGACCTGCTGACCCAGTTGGCAGAGCAGGGCCAGCAGGTGCTGGATGGGCAGCCGCTGAATCTTCCTGTGGCGCCGGATCTGGAGCAGGCGGTGCAGGCAGGGAAGCTCGCCTCCGAGGCCGCGCAGTCCGGCGTCAAGCCGATCGTCATTCCGGGCGTGGTGCAGATCGCCGGCAACCAGTTCACCGACCAGGCGACATTGCCGCAGACAGCAGACGGCCGCACCATCATCTCTGCCAAGGGATTCGCCTCTGGTGGCCACGTCCGCGGTCCTGGCACCAGCCTGTCCGATTCGATCCTGGCGCGGCTGTCGGCCGGCGAGTTCGTGGTGCGCGCCCAGGCGGTGCGGAACTACGGGCTCGGGTTCTTGGAAAGGCTCAACAGCCTGGCGCTGCCGAAGTTCGCC